GAACGTGTCACCGCGCTTGAGGCGCAGTTGAAGTCTGGCAATCAAGGGGCGAACAATGGTGAAGGCGCCCGCACCGACCCGCAACAGCCAACTGTGAGCGATCTATCAGCCGAAGATCTGGAAGCACTGAAAGAGGACTTCCCGACAGTCTATAAGGCGGTGATGGCGTCCATGGCAGCAGCCAAGGCGCTGGAAACCAAATTGCAGCCCGTCGAGGAAAGTGTGCGCAACGTCGAAGCCGAACGCGAACGAACTGCCGCCGAGAGCGTGCAGGACGCCATCGACTCGGTGCCGAAGCTGGCGCACATCCAGGCGACCAACAAGGAGGCGTTTGAACTGGCCAAACAGTTCGATGCGACCTTGCGGACACAAAGCGCCTGGGCGAACAAGCCTCTGAATGAACGCTTCGCCAAGGTCGCGGAGATGGTGGAAAGCGCCATTGGGCCTATCGACGTACCGGGCAGCACCCAGAAGGCTTCACCAAGCGCCGAGGATTTGGCAAAGGCAGCAAAGGTCAAGGCAGAGCAAGCCGCCAAGGCCAGTCGCACGAATGTGCCGACTTCCCTTTCCGAGTTCCCGGCAGGACAGCATGCAGCGCAGGACGAACGCGAGGCCGCCGAGCAACTCACGCATCAGCAACTGGCCGAGAAGTTCTCCAGCATGAATGCTGACGAAATGGATGCGTACTTCCGATCCCTTTAACCTGTAACGAGGACAAAACGAAATGTCTACCAACATCCCAGTCGGTTCCGCCCTTGCGCGGAAAATCTACTCGGTGGGCCTGTTCACCCGTGTGCAACACTCCCCCGGCTTCATGAACCTGATTTCCGGGGAAATGCCGAAGGAAGGTTCGTTCGCTGCCAAGACCAAGGGCCAGACCTCCCCGGACTACCCTATCGTCAAGGCGGGCGATCTGGCCAAGGGCGCGGGCGATACCGTCTCCATCGACCTTTTCAACATCCTGCAAGGCAAGCCGGTGATGGGCGACAAGCGCATCGAAGGCCGCATGATGCAGCTCACCTACTCCAGCATGGACGTGCGCATCGACCAGGTGCGTGGCGGTGCTGACTCCGGTGGTCGCATGACCCAGAAGCGCACGGTGCATAACCTGCGCAACATCTCCATGGCTGGCCTCCAGGCATGGATGCAGCGTCTGGAAGATCAGACCGCGCTGGTGCATCTGGCCGGTGCCCGTGGTTCGCAGCAGACCTCCGATTGGGTGGTGCCGCTGCAATCCGATGGCGATTTCAGCGAGATCATGGTCAATACCGTCAAGGCACCGACCAAGAACCGCTACTTCGCGGCCAACGACGCCACCAACCCTGCCGACATCGGCACCAACGACGCGCTGACCTTGCAGGACATCGACCGCATCGTGGCCCAACTGCGTGAATCCCCCGTGGTCATGCAGTCGGTCAAGATCAAGGGCGACGACCGCGCATGGAACGACCCGCTGTGGGTGATGTTCGTCACCGAGCGCCAGTGGCTCTACCTGCAAAGCCGTACCAGCCAGACCACCTGGCGGCAGGCGGTGCAGTACGCCTTCGAGCGCAAGAGTGGCGGCCTCAAGCATCCGCTGTTCGATGCCTACGAGACGATCATGTGGAACGGCGTGCTCATCAAGCGCATGAACCGTTACGCAATCCGATTCGCGGCTGGCGACAACGTGGTGACTGACACTGGCGGCGCCGATGGCATGACCTACACCGAAAGCACGGTGCAAACCGCGCAGCCGGTGGATCGCGCCATCATCGTCGGTGCGCAGGCGCTGGCCAAGGCTTACGGCAAGTCGGCCTCCGACTACTTCTACGACTGGTCGGAGAAGGAAGTCGATCACGGCAACAGCATCGAGACGGTTTCCGCCGCGATGTGCGGTTCGGCCAAGATCCGCTTCAAGATCGACGGCGCAGATACCGACTTCGGCGTGGCCGTGGTCGATAGCTACGCACCCGATCCCGCATCGGCTGCTGGCCGTACCTTGCTGGGTTCCTAATCGAGATTTTCTCGATTGAACCTGACGGATTGAGGATTAACGGGGGCTTCGGCCCCCACTTCTGAAAAGGAAACTGAGATGGCCACCATCAATGCACCAACCCTCCAAGACGTGCAGTACAGCGGCGATTGCCCCGCCGCCTATGCTCACGGTCAAGTTGAACTGTCGTCCGCCCAAATCGGCGACAAGGTTCGCCTGGTCAAGCTGTACGCCGGCACCAAGATCTACGACATGCAAGCGGTTTTCGATGACCTGGGCGGCGCTGGCGCCGTGCTCGACATCGGCTTCGAGTATGTCAATGGTGAAGCTGGCAGCACCGCCAATGCGTTCTTCAACGACATCGACGTTGCCACCGCTGCGGGCAGTGTTCGCGGCGCGTTTGCACCGGTCACGCTGGCCTACGATGCCTACATCACGGCAACCGTGGCAGGCGCTGCGCAAACCGGCACGCTCGATGTGATTGTCAGCTTCGAGTTCAAGGGCAAGTAATTGACCCACGAACGGCAATGACGCGGGGGCGGCTCATTCACTTGGGCTGCCCCCGTTTTTGTTGAACACAAGGAGATCACCATGAGCAACCTCGTACAAGTCGTCTATGTCGGCAACAAGCCGCACGCCTTCGATAACGTCGCGCATTCAGGCAAGTGCTGGGCAGGCAAGGGCGATGTGCAGGAAGTGACCGACGCACAGGCCAAGCTGCTGCTGAAATACCCCGATCAGTGGGCGCTGGCCAATGAAGCCGACCGCGCAGCCGTCGAAGCGCCGGTATCCATCCAAGGCAAGGACGAGGACGGCGAACCCGTGAGCATCGACCCGGACGACCTCAAGAAGCCGCTGGAGAAGATGAACAAGACCGAACTGACCGCGCTGGCAAAACAGACGTGGGACAAGGATCTTGATCCGGCCATGACCAAGAAAGCCATGATCGACCAGATCGAGGAATGGCAGCACGAGCTTGGCGCCTGAGTCGAATAGCCGACCGGCTTCCATAATCGGCTGACAACACTGGGGGCAAAGCCTTGGCCAACATCAAGTATTCCGAACTGCTGGACGAAGTGCTGCCGTACCTGGCCGCCGATCCGTCCGACCCGGTGACGGAGAACGCCATCAAGCGTACCGTCATCGAGTTCTGCTCCGGTTCATGGATCTGGAGGCACTTGCCCGATCCGCTGGATGTCGTGGCCGGAGAAAGCGCCTACGACCTTGAGCCACCACCCGGTGCGGATGTGGCCAGCGTCATTGCCGCCGAGCTTGACGGCGTTCCGCTGGCAGCGAAGGACGTGGCCTGGCTGAACAAGGAAATCCCGCGCTGGCGCACCGTGTCTGCCCGCCCCAAGTATTTCACGCAGGTCGATACCGAGCAGGTGATTTTGGCGGCGCTGCCGGATGCCAACATCACGGCAGGCCTGACTCTGACGCTTGCACTGCAACCGTCGCAGTCGGCCACCAGCTTCCCGAAGTGGATCTTCAACCAGTACCTCTACGTGCTGGCCGAGGGGGCGCTTGCCAAGCTGATGATGATGCCTAACAAGCCGTGGACGGACATCCAGAACGGTGCCGACCGCCGCACCAAGTTCGAGGCCGGTATTGCCAATGCCCGCGCTTCTGCCGTGTCCGCGCTGGGCAGCGCACCGCAGCGCGTGACGGCGCAACACTGAGGACAACCCCATGGGAACAATCATCGCCAGCAGCGTCATCGAGAAGGCGCAAACCATCCTGCAAGACGTGACCGGCGTGCGCTGGCCCGTGGCCGATGAGTTGCTGGGCTGGCTCAACGACGGACAGCGGGAAGTCGTCATTCTCAAGCCGAACTCGCACGTCAAGAATCTGGCTGTGCGCATGGCCGCAGGCACCAAGCAGAGCCTGCCTGCTGACGGCGTGCAACTGATCGACGTGGTGCGCAACATGGGCACGGACGGCAACACACCGGGCCGCGCTATTCGCATCGTCATGCGCGAGATTCTGGACGCCCAGGTGCCGAACTGGCACATCGCCACGGCTGCCGCCGAGGCAAAGCACTACGTCTATTCCTTGCTCGATCCAAAGAACTTCTACGTCTATCCGCCGCAGCCCGCCGCCAATCAGGGCTATGTCGAGATGGTCTATGGCGCGGCGCCGGCTGACGCCACGCTGAACGGGCCGATTACGCTGGACGACATCTACCAGAACGTGCTGGTCGATTACATCTTGTACCGCGCCTACAGCAAGGACACCGAATACGCAGCCGACCAGAATCGGGCGGCTACGCACCAGAACGCCTATATCGCTGCGCTTACCGGCAAGGCAAAGGTGGAAGTGGGGGCCAACCCCAATTCAATGGCTCCGGCCAATCCCAACGTCACGCCTAACACCCGCTAACTGAAAGGAGCAATGAAATGGGCGCTTTTTCCAACTACCTCGAAGAAAAGATCGTCGAGCACTTCTTGCGCAACAACGCAATTACGCCACCGACGACCGTCTATGTCGCGCTGTTCGAGTCCGATCCGGGCGAAGCAACAGGCGGCACCGAGACGGCCTACACCGGCTACGCTCGTCAGTCGGCCACCTGGACGGCACTGGACGCCAACGGCCAGACCAAGAACGTCGGCGCCTTGACCTTCCCGGCCAACGGCAACGCTTCGGCCAGCGTGACCATAACCCATCTGGCGCTGTACGACGCTGCCACCAACGGCAACCGCCTGTTCTACGCCCAACTGTCAGCTTCCAAGACGCTCTCCCCCGGCGACGTGCTTTCGTTCGCCGCCAACGCGATCGTCTTTGGTCTTGACTAAAGGGTTGAGGTTTCCTCAATCCTGACGTGACGTGAACGGGGCAGTTAACGGAATCTCGATCAACGGCACGGTACTTCCCTCTTGGGTAGTCCGTGCTGTTGTCGTTGCCGCTGCCGCCGCCACCGTCGCCAGCAGCGAACCGACCCGCACGACCTATGCTGCGGCCTTCGGCGATGCTGCCGTCTCGGTATCACTGACCCAGACGCACACCATTCAGGCGCGTGCCAACGGCACGGCCAGCGTTTCATCGAGCATCGAACCAACGCTCAAGTTTGCCGGCGCCAGCGTGGCCATGGCAAACGCCACAGGCAACGGCGCGGTACGGCGCGATGTCTGGGCCACCGCAGGGGGCGATGCCACCTGTACCGCCGACGCACTGACCGCGCAGGCCATCGGCGAGGCGCTGGCCACCGCCGTTTCGACCGTCGATCTGGCGCAGGCCCACATCATCCACCCTGGTCGCGCCAACACGCTTTGCGAAGCCAATGCCGCCGCCTCTGGCGACGTGACGCGCTACCCCATCGTCCTGCTGACCTACGGGTATTCCGGGCCATCGTGGGGCGAGGCCTCCGTCAAGCGCAACGGCAACGCCTACTTTGAGCACGACGGCTACAGCCTGTCATCCTCCACGGCCACCGCCACGGTAGAGCAGGACAAAACCAAGATCATTGCCACGCTGGGATCGTTCGATTTCGGCAACGGCATGTCGGGCGCTGGCAGTTTCATCATCTACTCGGCACGGGCCAGCAACACGGCGACCAACACCGCCCAGCCGGTTGCCTCCACGCACATCTACCACCCGACCGCCAGCGGCGCAGCCACGGCAACAGCCACGGCAGACGCTATCCGCGTGGTGATGCCTGGTGCCTCAGCGCAGGCCGAAAGCCTTACCTACGCCCCCAAGGCCCGCATCAAATACGTGGCCACCGGCACCGGTAATGCTGACGCAGTTGCCGTGCAGGCGCTTGGCGTGCGCATGGCTATGGCCCATCAGGACAGCGCAACGGCTGGCGCCACGCTGGCCGAAGGCATCGTGTTCGGCATGCAGCACTGGGGTACATCTGACGGCGTGCTGGCAGTTGGCGACGGGCAGCAGGCAAACGCCGGAGTGGCGTTTGCTGCCAGCGCCCAAGGCTCTCTTGCCATGGCCGTCACGCTGGACAGCACGGCCACAAGAATTCAGCAGGGCCACGTCTCCGACGTTCTTGCCACCGCCTTGGTAGGAAAAGCCCTTGCCTTGGCCAACTCGGAAATCCGGGCACCGGATGACCGCTACATGATCGTGGCGCAGGAAGAACGCGCCATGATCGTTTTCGCAGAAGAACGATTGATGGTGGTGACAGCATGAACCTCGGGAACTTCAGCAAGCAACCGGTCGAAATCATCGACTACGACATCGACTACAGCGAGTGGCTGACCCCAGGCGACAACGTGCAGGCTGCTTCAGTTGAAGTCGTGCCTGTCGGTCTGACGGTCGAATCGACCTTCATCAACGACCCTCGCGTGAAGATTTGGGTGTCGGGCGGCACCACGGGCACGACCTACAAGCTGACTGTCACCGCGACAACAGCGGATGGGCGCGTGAAACAGGACGAATTCAAAGTCAAGGTAAAGGACATCTGACATGACGCAGGTTTTCAAGAACAATGCTTTTGCCTCACTGGCCGCCGAACTGTCGGCAGCCGGTACGCTGGCGACACTGGCCGCAGGCCAAGGCGCACGTTTTCCGTCGCCCACTGGCGGCGATCACTTCCTGGCCACGCTGATCCTGCTGGACGGCAACGGTGCGGAGACGGCATGGGAAGTCGTGAAATGCACGGCACGTGCCACGGACGGCCTGACCATCGAACGAGCGCAGGAAGGCACCACGGCACGTATCTGGACGGCAGGTTCGCGCATTGAGATGCGCGTCACAGCAGGCACGCTGGACAGCTTCACGGATACCGCGCAGGCCGCAGCGGCAGCGCCAGTGCAGAGTGTGGCCGGCAAGACTGGCGCCGTGACGCTCGCCAAGGACGATGTCGGGCTGGGTAACGTCGACAACACCAGTGACGCGAACAAGCCCGTCAGCACGGCCACGCAAACGGCGCTGAACGGCAAGGAAAACACCGGCACGGCTGCCGCCGCTGTTGCAGCCCACGAGGCATCAGGCGACCCGCACCCGCAATATCAGGTGGATCTGGTGTCGGGCACCAACATCAAGACCATCAACGGCCAGAGCATCCTTGGCGCTGGCAATATCGCCATTCAAGGCGGAGTCGGCGTGGCGCTGTCGGGTGATGCGACGATCTACGTCAGCCAGTACAAGTCCTACACCATCACCAACTACAACGTGTTTTCCAGCTACGTGGTGCAGGTAAGCGCCGGTAGCGTGAGCATCACGGGCGACACGATCAGCTTCACCGCGCCCAGCACCGCGCAAACGGTCACGCTGACCGTGACCATGGATGATGTGGCCACCGCATTCAGCCTTGCCATCCAACCGGCTGGCGTATCCACGCCGGCCAACAGCACGCCGACCAATGGCGCCACCGACCAGAACAGTTCGGTGACGCTGACCAGTTCGGACTTCGCGTGGTTCGGGCTGTCGGACACGCACCTGAACTCTGACTGGCAACTGGCAACAGATTCCGGATTCACCAACATCGTGCAGAGCACGAGCGCGGACGCCACAAACAAAACCACCTGGACGGTTTCCGGCCTATCCACCAGCCAGACCTACTACTGGCGCGTGCGCCACCGTGGCACCAACAACGGCGTATCAAGCTGGTCGACGGGCACGACGTTCGTCACCAAGGCGACGTTCGGCGGACTTATCGGCACGCAGGGCGGGCAGGGCTTCGGTGTGGGCGAGTACAGCGGCACGCTGCCGTCTGGATTTTCTGCCATGACTGGGACATCGGACAAGGCCAGCGCCAATTACGGCAACTACCAGTACAGCGACGGCTCAATCATGGTGTTCGTGCCGCGCTTTTACTACCGCATCGGCAACGCGGCCAGCCCGCGCTATGCCACCTATGGCGCCAATGCAATCGACATCGTTGGCATCGACACCTATGCAACCGAGGCAGCGGCCAACACGGAAGGCTATGCCATGCACCGGGCTTTTAAGGACGGCGGCGCCGACAAATCCGGCTTCTTCATCGACAAGTATCTGGCCAGCAAGAACGGCACGACCAGTTGCAAGTCAGTCGCCAACGGTGTGCCGATCTCGCTGACGACCACGGCCACCTACACCAACTCCAACGGCATGACGACCGGCGAAGGCTCATGTACTGGCATCTATGCCGATGCTGTGTTACTGGCCCGGTCGCGTGGCGTTGGCACGTTCAACGTGGCTTCGGTGTTCATGTACTCGGCGCTTTCCTTGCTGGCACTGGCACACGCCCAGGCCAGCAGCAACACGACATATTGCGCCTGGTACGACGCCACCAACAATTTCCCGAAGGGCTGCAACAACAATGCACTGGCAGACACCAACGATGCCGGCGTCACCTTCACCACGGCTGGCGACAGCGGTGCAAGCGCCAAGCCCAAGACCGGCAGTGGTAGTCCGTTTGCCAAGACCACGCACAACGGCCAGTCGTGCGGCGTGGCCGACCTCAACGGCGCCTTGTATCAGGTCATGCTGGGCATCACCAATGCCGGCACCAGCGCCACCGATACGACGCAAAAGACAGACGGCAACGCCTACGTCCTCAAGACCAGCGTGGCCCTGTCCAGCCTGACCTACGGCTGGAACGGAACAAACGACGCATGGGGCGACACGACCAATCTGGCCACCAAATACGACTTGGAAACCGGGCTGTTCCCGTGGGGCAGCACTACCGGCTGGACGTACTTCGGCAGCGGCAGCAACCAAGTGTTCAGCGGCGCGACCAGTGGCATTAGCTGGAAGCGCACGGCCTGCGGCATTCAGAACGCCACCAGCGGCGCCGACGCAACTGGAACCAGCCAGTTCGGCAATGACGGCTGCTACCAGTACAACCGCGCCAACCTGTTCGCTCTCTCTGCGGCCGGCTGGAACAGCGCAGCGGATGCGGGCGTGTTCTACCGCGATTGGGGCAACTACCGGTCGTTTGGCGGCAACAGCGTTGGCTTCCGTGCCGGCGCCTATGGATCGTAAGCATGTTGGCGGGGCGACAGCCCCGCCTCAAGACCAATGACGACACACACCCATCCCGAAGCCGCCATTCTCTGCAAGTGCAGGGAGATGATTCTGTTGCTCAACGTGCATCTGAATCACTTTCCCAAGCACGAGAAATACGGCCTTTGCCAATCCATCCGTCAGGCTGCCTATGACGTGTATGCCCTGCTGGCGGAATGCCAGAAGCGGTATCACAACAAGACCAGCCTGACCAAGTTGGACGTGCGGCATGAGCAGCTTCGGATGCTGATTAACCTTTCATTCGAGTTAGGGTATTACGACTTCCACAATCACAAGCGCGACCGTGGCTGCACGGAAGCGCAACGCCGATACACCGCCATTTCCGTGCTCGTCAATGAGCTTGGCGCGATGATTGGCGGATGGATTCGCAGCTTGAAACCTGCGAATTGGGCGGAGGCTTGAAAATGTGTGCCTGTTCGCTCTATCTGCGGCCAACTGGAACAACGCAGCGAATGCGGGCGTGTTCTACCGCAATTGGAACAACAACCGGTCGAATGACAACAACAACGTTGGCTTCCGTGCCGGCGACTACGTTTCCATCCCTGACATCCCGCTATGGGAAAACTGGAGACATAGGGAGCTTTCCGTCCAGCCTTTTGGCGAAATCTGCCGGGAATGGCTTTCTAGTACCCACGGGGAATGTCAGCCATGCCTAAACGCCACGGCAATCTGTTTGACCAGTGCTTTTCGATGGAGGCGCTGTATGCCGCCTATGAGCGAGGACGGCGCGGAAAACGCAAGACGTTCTCGGTGATGCGCTTCGAGCGCGACCTTGGCGCGAACTTGCAGGCGCTGCACAAGGAATTGCATGCAGGCACCTACAAGCCGCAGCCGTACCGGCATTTTATGGTCATGGAACCAAAGCCGCGCCAGATCAGCGCACCGGCTTTTCGTGACGTGGTGGTGCAGCACGCTATCTATGGGCTGCTGAACCCGATCTTTGACCGCGTGTTCATCCACGACAGCTACGGCTGCCGTGTGGCCAAGGGCACGCACATGGCCAGCGACCGGGCGCAGCAGTATCTGCGCGAGGCCAAGGCAGACAGCTTCACGCTGCAACTGGACATCCGGCGCTTTTACTACAACATCGACCGCGACATCCTGCGCAAGCTGATTGAACGCAAGATCAAGGACAAGCGCCTGGTGGATCTGATGATGCAGTTCGCCGACGATGGCAAGGGGCCGCTGGGCGTGCCCATTGGCAACCTGCTGTCGCAGTTGTACGCACTGATCTACCTCGATCCGCTGGATCACTTCGTCAAGCGCGAGATGAAGATCAAGAAGTACGTGCGCTACGTCGATGACTTCATCCTGTGGTGCGACACCCGTGAGCAAGCCATAGAACGGCGCGACACGATCATCGCCTTTCTGACGGCCAATCTTGCCTTGACGCTCTCTCGCTGGACGATTGCACCTGTCAGCCGTGGCGTCAATTTCGTGGGGTTCAGGACGTGGCGCAAGCGCCGGTTCGTGCGCAAGCACAGCCTGTTTCGATTCAGCCGCAGCCTGAAAGCGGGCGATGTGCCCAGCCTGAACAGCATTCTCGGCAACGCATTGCGCACGTCGAGTCATGCTCACATGTGCCGCCGTATCCGCGACGAACGGCCCGAGCTTATCTCTCAAATCCCTTCTGCGAGGAACCGACATGCCAATCCATAAATACCAGCGAGTCACCACGCCTGGGCCTGACGGCACCACGCTGTACTT